TTATTTATAATCGTTATTCTCTTTATGTTCTATGACTTGGATCTGTTCTTTACCAAACAAGCTAACGCCCGCATCAATGAAAAGTTTAGAAACTTTTTCAGCCGCTACGATAATATTAGCGCTATCCTTTTCGTTATTCGTCAAGCTCGCTTTTTTGATCATCTTAATGAGTTCCCCTCTAGCCACTACTGTGCAAAAAAGAATCTGTTTTTTTTATGTAAGCAGTGTTCATCGCTTTCAATAAGAGTTCGTCGCTCGTGGTTTCTGTGATCGCTTCTAAAACGATCGGATCGAGGTTCAAATGCTCTAAGCTTTGTTTAATCGTTTCCTTAACCTCTTCTTTTTTCGTGTCTAAAAACAAATCCATGTTTTTTTCGGTAAGCTTATCGCCTAAAATCTCTTTTATTTCTTTTTCTTCTAATTGTTTCGTGATTCTCCTCTTCGTCCAATTTTGGCGCATTTTGATATACCTAAGATTAGCCTCATTCATCTTATATTTTTGCACTAATTCTCTAATGCTCATCCCTAGCGTTTCATATATCGCTCGTATTTCATTAAAAATTTTCCTGCTCGTCCATTCGCCTTATTTCGCCCACTGATTCAAGGTTTGTCGGCTTATGTTGAATCTAGCAGCGATCTCGCTTTGCGTGGCTAAAGTATCCTCGTAAGCTTCTCTAACCGCTCTTTTAAGATCCATTCGTGAAAGGTTTTCGTTTTTGTTTTCGTGTTCTTCCATCATGAGCCTCCACTCTGTAAGCTTTGGTATTTTTTGAGATCAATTTTCCCGCCGGTGTCGTTAATGTGATTGATTTTAGCCTGATGTTCTCTAATCTTTGCCAACATTAAAGGGGATACATTACCGCCCAAGCTCTCCAACATCTGCAGATTTTTCCTTAAAGAATTGAGTAAAATTTCTTGCGTTTGCGTGGCTCTTGCGGTGTTTTCTTCCTTGCTCCTAAACCCCCAGCTTGTCATGACTTGAGCTTGATCTCTTAATTTCTGCGTTATCTGTCCTTTGTCCGCCATGGTTTTAGCGACTCTGTTAGCGTAACTGATCCTAGCGTTATCCGTTTTGGCTAAATCAAAATCAACGCCTTTAAGTCCTCCTGTCTTGTGGTTGATCCATAGCTTCACCTGGTTATAGATACCGCTATGATCTTGCGCTTTTTTGATCAAATCATCCCCCAAATCTAAAGCCTTAGTATCATCAAAAATATCCTGCGTAGCTTTGTTAATGCTCGCTAGTCTTGTCTTATTCTCGCTTTTTAGGTTTAGGTTGCCGTTTAGATTCACATTCAAATCCAAACCTAAAAACTTTTTAGCCATGTAATAATCAAACGCCGTTATCGTTCTGTTTTTGATCTTATCGTCTAAAAAAGCGATTCCGGTAGAAATATAAGAGGGCTCATCTTCTAAATCTTCTTTAGCTAAAGCTTGATTATTCGCTAAATTTTGATTATTCGCTAAATTTTGATTATTCGCTAAATTTTGATTATTCGCTAAATTTTGATTATTCGCTAAATTTTGATTAGTTGGTTTCTCGCTCGTGTTTTGTTTGATCGGTTTGTAAAGGCTGTTTAGTTGCTCTTCAAAAATTTCGCTTTCGGTTTTTTCGTTCATCGCTTTGTCCTTTCTTAAATCACTTTAAAAATGTATTTTTTAAACGCTTTATCTTCTAGCTTGCCCTCTTCAATCAATTTTTTTCGTTTCAAATTGTAAGCGATCTCGTTTTCTATTTTCATCTTATTGTTTAAAACATCCGCTTCAATCATTAAAGCGTTTTGCAATAATTGCACCTTATGGCTTTCAAGCGTTACCTGAAGATAACATAACGCTTTTAATTCCGCTATTCTTAAGGCTTTGAGTTTCTTTTCTTCTTTTAAAGCGTTATCAATAGCTTCTTTAATGTATTGCTTTAAAAACTCGCTTTCAAGCTCTTTTAAAAACATTTCTTTTAAATTTTCGTTGATCACGCTATAAAACGCTTTCGGTTGTGCGCTTAAAAAACTAAAATCTAAATTCTTAATCACGCTTTCGGTGATAGCGTTTAATTTGCTTTCTAAAATCCCTAAAATCTTGCTTGTTAAGGCGTTGGTGGTGTCGTTCGTGGTTTCGCTCACAATTTCACTTTTAACCTGTCTTAACTCGCTTTGTAGCTCGCTATCGTTTAAAAGGCGCTCTAATTCGCTTTTAATTTCGTTTTTTAATTCTTGTTTTAAAGCGTTGGTTATTGCTTGCTTGTCAAACTGGCTTAAAAGCTCGTTGTGGATTTCTTCGCTTAAAGCTTCGTTATTGACAAGTTCCTTAACATTTTTTTTACAATTAAAGGCATCTCCACTAATTGCCCGTTTAAATAGCCTTGAAATTGGTTTTTTAAGCTTTCTAAATTCTCGTTAGCTTTTAGTATTGACTAGCTCGTTTAATTCGTTTCTCGCTAATTCTAGCGTTTCATTATTCTTTTGTTTGAGCGATTCGCTTTCGGTAATGAGTTCTTGTATCTTGTTGTAGAGTTTCATTGCTTAACTCCTTGCTATTTTGTCAAATTTTACAAAAGGTTCAAAATGTTTTCAAGGGTTATTTTTGCTTAAAAGCGTTTATTAGGGCTTCATAGCCTTTTAACTTCGCTTCGCATGTGTTGTCTTTAGTGAGGATTTTATAGTATTTGTCTTTGATTCTTGTAGTTTGTAAGATTTTATCGCTTTTGTATTGTTGGCTTTCTAATTCTAACGCTTCAATCGCTTCATTTTGTTTGATCAGTTTCGCTTCGTTAATCGTTAGTCTTTCGTTCGCTAACGCTAATTTAGTCTTTAGGTTAGCGTTAAAAATGAGCAAGAAAACGATAATAAGATAAGGCATAACCCCCCTAAAAACCCTAAAAATCAAGCCGTAAGACATTAGTATCTAAAAGGAGAGTTAATATAATTTTTAACTTCTTCTATTGTTGTCGGCGTTGGCTTTGATATGGGATTAGATAGCGTGTTTAAAGCGTTATTATCCTTTGGCGTTGTTGTTGGCGTTTTAGCGTTATTCCCTACTACCGCGCTCGCTTGGTATTGTGTTTTTTCTAGCCATCGGTCTTGTTTTCTATTCCGCTCGTTTTCTTGCTTCATGGCTGTTATTTGGTGTTCTTTCAATCTTATATTTTGCTTGTGAGCTTGTTCATTCATGACCTGTTGCCTTTTAGCTAAAATGTTGCTTTGTTCGGCTTGTTTTTTTTGCAAGTCAAACGCTTCGGCTTGCTTCTTATCGTTCGCTAAATCTCGCATTCTTTGATATTTTAAGGCGTCTTCTCTGATTTTAGCGTTATCAAAAAGGCTTCCTACATTAGCGATCGTGTTCGCAAAATTGCCCATGCTTTCATTTAGCGATAAGTTAGCGTATCGTTGATTATTCAACGCTTGATTATAGCTATCTAAACCGCCCCTACCTGCGGTAATGCTCTCAAAATAAGCCATCAGTTAGTCCTTTCTTTGAGTTTGTTTGACACCACGCTTATCGTGATGTTTTTACTTAAATTCACTTTATTGTTGCTCGCTTTAAAGGTTATTGTATGCTTTCCTACTTTATCGCTTCTAAACAAACACACGCTACCGCTCGCTATTTGTTCGTTAGCTTTATTATAAAAGCCTTCGTTAGCGTTAGATAAGCTAGAAAATCCCCATAACCTTGTCGGCGCGTCTTTTAAAACCTCTAGCTTATCGCTAAAAACCTGTATAGAATTAACCTCGCTCTGTTCGTTCAACTTTTCTAATTCTTGGCTTAATTTCTGTAATATCGCTTTCAATTCGTTAGTTTGTTCTTTTTCTTCCACGCTCACGCTCCCGTTGTTTAGTGTGATTTGATTGTATTCGCTACCGATCTGGCTGATGATTTTAAACGCTGCTTCAAAATTGGACGCTATGATCCCATTAGCTGCGTTCGCTTGCACCTGTAACAAGCTTACTAAAGCGTTCGCGCGGTTGATCATAGCGTTGTCTTTTAGGCTTTTTAGCATCGCTTGGCATTGGATGAGCTTGTTCAAGGTTTCGGCTTTGGCGTTTTGCAAGTTCGCTTGCATGCTTAAAAAATCTATTTGCATTTTAGCCCTCACTTGCTCGCTCTGTAAGCCTTGCACTTCTTCATTTAAAGAAAGTTGTTCGCTCTGTAAGGCTGCTTGCATGCTTGTAGCGTTCAATTCTTTGTTATTGAAATTTTGCTTTTGTAAGGCTTCCTTGAATAAAATGAAATTTCTTATAAATCGTGTGGTATCCATTTTACGCCTTATCAATCACTTTAAATAAAAAGTTATTAACGCCTTTATCTTTGACTAAATCAAAAAACTTTTTTACCGCTTCTTGGCTTTTATAAATCATTTCTTCATCGTGTTGCATCCCTAACAAAACACACCCTAAAGTGTCATGCGCACTGTTTCCTACATGGATTAAAATTTTTCGGTTTTTGAAATCCTTGTTATTAGGATCTATTAGCTGTAACACTTCATGGCGTTTGTTATCGCATTTTTTATTTTGGTATTCTTTAGGCACCGTGCAACTCGTATCGCTCCACTCTAATTCGTAATCCCTCGCAATGATCGGTTTATCCAAATTCGGCGTATCCGTTGGCTCTCCGCTGTTTTCTAATGAAAAGCAACTAAACAATGTTTTACTATCGCTTTGTCGCTTGCGTTTTGATCGTGCGTAGCTTCAAACACTCTAAAATCCCCTAACATGCCGCTTTCTTTCTTGTCTTTCCTAACTAAAGCCCTTAAATCTCGCTTCCTTTCTAATAGCACTAAATACATCAGCTTCCTTTAGTTTTTGGGTATTTAAGCAAAATCAAGCACTATTTTTAAGGGTTATTAGTTTTAGTGCAAAACTTCAAATCGTTTTCTAGCGTTCCGTATAAATCAATAACGCTCTTAAGTATTCTAACGCTTCTAAACGCTCGCTAGGGCGTGTCGGTAGTTCAATATCGCATTTTATTGGCACTTTCACCTCGTGGTATATTACCTTTTTAGCGCATGCATTAAAGCAAACGCTACAAACAAAAGCTAAAAATAAAAGCTTCATTTCAAAATTTCATAAACTAACGCTTGAGAATGCTTATAAAACACCCAGTCGTTATTATAGGTTGTCGGTATGCTTTGCGTGGTTAAATCTCTAAAACTCGCGCTATTTAAAAAGCTCGTTTCAAACCCTTGTGTGTTAGCGGTATAATTCACATTCACCCATAAATCTTTATGTTTCTTAGCAAACACCGCTATTTTATAATCTGCTTGTTCGCTTGGCGTTTCAAAAATGCTCGTAGCCCTATAAGTATCTATGATTTTATTACCGATCAAATTAGCGGTTTTGTTTTGATAAAAGCTATTGATGATCGGGTACACTCTATTATTAACTTTCAAACATAACACCATTTCGCCCATGCTCTCGCTATAAAGCCCGTTCGTTATTAGTTCAAACGGCATGCTAAATTCCACGATGTAGATTTTATTCGCTTCTAAATGTATATTAGCAAACTCAAACAATTCCATAAATGTATCGCTTTCGTTTTTAAACAAGGTTTGACGCCCATAAACATAAATCCCTAAAAATTTCGTTACGCCTTGTAGTTTTGGCGTTAGTTCTGCTTTAAGGCTTGTTTTTAAGGCTTCTAATTCTTGCGCTAGATGGTTTTTAGCTTGCGTGAGTTCGGTTATAATCTTTTCTTTTTCGCTCGTTAATTCCATATTCAAACGCGCTTCTAATTCTTGTTTTGTCGCTTCTAAGCCTCCTACTAAAGCGTTAATTTTAGCCTTTAGTTCTTGCTCGCTCATTTCATAGCCTGCTAACGCGCTTTTAATGCTCTCTATCTTTTGAATGATTTCTAAATCGTGATCGCTAAAGTTTTTTAAAAGATCTATTTGATTTAAAACCTTAGAGATTTGATACACCCCCTCTAAACTGCTATATACCTGCTCTTTAAAGTTTCCGTTATTTAAAGCCTTTTCTAAATTTGTCAAATCCATTTTACAACCTTTTTTTTAGACTATCTAACGCTAAAGCGCTCACGCTCTCCGCTCCTAAATACCCTATCCCTCCACTAATCGCTACGCATAAGCTTGTCGGTAAAGTAAAAAAATAATCCGTGATTTCGTAAGAAATCCAAGTAATGAGCATGCTCGATCCCACGCCTTGAATGATGTAGATCACTTTTTCGCTTTTGTTTTTAAAATCTTCGTTTCTTATGCTCCGTAAAACATACAAAAACCCCACAAATAAGCCGATCAGCCCTACCAAAAAATACGGGATAAATTTGGATACTTCGTAACCTAAAATTAAAGCGTGTTGCGTCATCTGTGTTTTTCGTTATACTGAAACGATTCTAACTGCATGCCTTCTAAATGCTTATTTAAAAGATTTGTGATCGTTTCTAACACTTCTAAATTTTGTCTTAATTGCGCTTCTAGTTTTTCGGTCTTGTTCATGTCGTTAATGATCAAAACCAGTTCAAAAATTTCTAACAAACAAAATAAAAACAAAATTGCCGGTATGATTTTCAAAAATTTTTCATTCCACATGCGCTAATCCTTAAATGCTAGCGTTTAAGTAGCTTAATTCTAAATTTTCTAAAACCGCTTCATCGCTTTGGTTTTTGCTTTTGATTTTAGCGATAAAATCCCTATAACCTTTATTTTTTAAAGACTCTATCGTTCTTTTTTTAGCCTTTTTAAACGCTAAACGCTTTTTTTTAATGTTTTCAATATTTTTAAAATGTTTAATAAGATTTATATTTTTCATAATAACGCCTTTCTTTTTCTCTTATTTAATCTTAATCAAACGCTATTTTTAAGGCTTATTTTTGCTATATCCGCCATGTCGGTTTAAAATAAAATCTAGCGTTCGTTTTGGCTTTTACCTCTCGTTTTAATGGCGCTTTCACGCTCTCATGCGTTATCGCGCTCGCTAAAGCGTCTATACAATCGTCTTTTTTAAACGGCTTGTCCGGATTGAAGCTAAAAAGCTCTTTTTCTATCTGTTCGGTGTTGTTGCTAGAATGGCTAAACACTAAAAACCCGGTATTGTAAAAAGGCCTTATCGCTTTGATTTTATCCACTTTGGAAATCTTTCGGCTTGGCGTGTAGCAAATGATCTCATCGTTCAGTAATTCCTTATTCTCTTCTTTGGCTTGTTGGTTGTGTCTTGCTAACGCTACCAAAAGCAAACGATACAAGACTAACCCTCCGCCATCGCTCTCTATAAAGGTTTTTGCGTCCTTGTATTTTTCTTTAGCCGCTAGAATGTGTTTAATGGTTTCTTCTTCGCTCCATATCCCGTAAAAACAATCTAAAACGATATACCTAGTGCTTTCGTTGTAGTTTTCAACGCCCACGATTACTACCGCTCGGTTATCTGCGTTCTGGCTCAAACTTAAAGCGTTATCTACAAATATATAAGTATTCAT